CACATCTGCCCGTTGCGGTAGACGCTACATGTAGTGGTCTACAGATTCTCGCCGGTCTCAGTAAAGACGCCTCCACTGCTCGTATGGTAAATGTCATTGGGAGTAACAAACCCCAAGACGCATATGCTACTATTGCATCACACAGCATGGACGCCATCCCTGACAGGCTGAAGCCATACTGGGATAGAAAGGTTACCAAACGTTGTGTGATGACCATACCATACAATGCCAAGCCTTTCTCTAACCGTTCTTACATCAGGGACGCGTTCAAAGAGAAAGGTGTAGATGTAACTAAAGAAGAACTAACTGCATGCGTACAAGCTGTACGAGCTGCCATGAATATGGTAGTTCCGGGAGCTATGAACGTAATGAAATGGATTGAGACAGAGATAGCTCGTGCTATCAAGTCTGGTGCACCTGAGATCAAATGGACAACACCATCAGGTTTCATTGTTAAACAACGCCTGATGAAAACTAACAAAGAAGTTATCAATTCCCAGCTAATGGGAAGAGTTAGGCTGTCTGTATCAGGTAAAGAGATAGGTGTTGACTTAAAACATCACAAGAATGCAACAGCACCTAACCTAATCCATTCACTAGACGCCAGTCTTTTACACATTGCAATGTCAGATGTGGATTTTCCCATTGCATTGATACATGATTCAGTTCTATGTAGAGCTACTGATATGTGTACCCTTTCCACATTGGTACGCAAAACTTACATGTCTCTGTTCGCAGAGCATGAACCACTAACCGACTTCGCCCTAGCAATAGGAGCTGAAGAACAACCACCGATTATTGGCGACCTCAAACCGGAAGCCGTAATTGATTCACAATACTTTTTTTGTTAATGAGAAACATACACGTAACACCCGAGCCTGTAACCCTTGAAGGATTCCAAGCTGTGTTAAAGCCAAGCAAGTTTGGCTATTCATTAAAAGCGATAGTTGGAGATGACTTAATCTCTAAGCTAGAAACAGAGCGAGACGACTGCCTTAAGTGGGCTGAGTCAAAGCTAAAGAACCCAAAGAGATCAACTCTTAAACCAACACCATGGGAAGAGGTATCAAAGGGTAAGTATCTAATTAAGTTCTCTTGGGCTGAAGATAAAAGACCTCCAGTTGTAGATACTGAGGGCACACCTATAACAAACGTAGATACTCCTGTATACTCAGGCAGTAAAGTTAAGCTAGGATTTACACAGAAACCATACATACTGAGAGATGGTGTTACTTATGGTACATCACTTAAGTTGTCTGGAGTCCAAATAGTGGCTATCCAGTCAGAGGTAGGTGTAGACGCTGGTGATTTGGATGAAGCAGGAGCAGCCGAGTTATTTGGTAACACTGCTGGATTTAAAACATCTGAACCAAATGTAACACCAGATACAACTCCTAGCTCAGTAGAGTTAGACGATGACTTTTAGATCAGGTCTCGAAGAAAAGGTAGCAGATCTATTAGTAAGCTTGGGCGTTGACTACGAATACGAGGAAACGTCCTATCCTTACACAATTCAACATCAATATACTCCTGACTTTGTGCTACCAGACAACGGAGTAATCCTTGAGGTTAAAGGGTATTGGGACCCACCATCAAGGCGTAAGATTAAACAAGTAATCAAGGACAACCCAGACATAGACCTCCGCATGGTTTTTCAAGACCCTTACAAACGTATAAGTAAGAAGTCAAAGACAACGTATGCGAAATGGTGCGAGCGTTACGGCATTTTGTGGTGCGCTGCACATTGTATACCAGTCGATTGGCTAAAATGTGGGAAATAAACGACAACTTGCATGTTCACACACATCATGTCGACAACAAACCTATCTACGAGGTAGAAAACTTCTACAAAAACCCTACCAGAGTGGCACGATTTCTGTTTAACAGAGATGCACCAGTATGGAAAGGCACTCAAGAAGGTAAATATGACGACAGAAGGTGGTGTGACTGGTGTAATCGTTACCCTGCGTTTGATTTTCTGGACAAGATGACTGGATTAAAATGGGATACAGCTCTAATGACTAATATGTTTAGAGCAACTTCATTCCCATACAAAACACATTACTGGTGGATACATAACGACCCATGTCTAAATGCAATAGTTTATTTTAACAAAGACGACGAGGTAAACGGTACAAATTTGTACAAACCACCTTACGAGGCTAAGACATGGGAAGATGAAGAACCAGAAATACCAAAAGAAGAAGCTGAATTGCTTTATCACATCAAACCCAAGTACAATAAATTAGTCATCTTCGATGGTTCGTACTTTCCACATGGAATGGCACTGAATGATGACAGATACTTTGGTAATACTTACAGAGTAAACCAAGTATTCTTCCAAAAATATCAATAATATGTGGCAGTTAAACCTCGACTCCACAGTTCAAGTGAAAGAACTAATGGGGTCAAAAATATATCAAATAGACAATGTATTTGAGCAGCCAAAACGATTAGAAAGATTTCTATTCAACAGAGATAGTTTCCCAGTACAGGGTGAACCTTGGACAAGAAATCAGTATTACTATCAAAAGGAAAGATATACAGACTTCAAAGACGAATCAGCTCCACTTGCTATAGTTGCAGAACGTTTATGTGGACAGCAGCTAGGTAACTATGGTGCTTTCTCAACAAACGTAGAGTCATGGCAGCATAATGTTTACAACAAACCTGAAACACACTACTGGTTTCCGCATTTAGATAATGGTTACACATGTATTGTCTATTTTAATATCGAAAATTCAAATGGTACAAACTTGTATCATCCAGATTTAAAAGAAAAGGATTGGTTTAAAAAACTAATGAAACCTGATATTCCAAAAGGTAAAACTCCTTGGATACCAAAAGAAGATGTAGAACTTGTAACAGAATTAACACCGTCATACAATCGTATGGTTTTATTTGATGGTTCTTTCTTTCCTCATGGTTCTGCGGTTACTAATAAAATTTATTTTTCAGATCAACCTAAGTCTTTAAATTGCAGAAAAAATTTATGCTTTTTTTACTACCCAAAAAATGAAACAGAAAAAGAAACAGAAACCAAGTGACATTTCAGTTGTAGATAACTGGCTACAAGTCTCAGACTTCTTAGTTATAAAAGATTTATTTCACAGTCCAGATACTTCTTGGTTCAGAGTTCCCGGTATTGCAGATAATACACAGACTATGGAATTTTTGAATCCATTAGATAACTATATGTTTGCTCATCTGGTTTACAATGACATGGTACCAATGTCAGATGCTTTTCAAAGATTAAAAGCAATCCTTGAGCCAGCATTAAGAAAACATTTAGGACATGACTTTAGACAAATACTAAGAATCAAAGCTAATTTGTACCCACGTACAAGTGAAGTACAGATACATCCTTGGCATACAGATTCAAGTGATGTGGTCGGTTTAAGAGGATGTCTGTTATCTTTAAATACTTGTGATGGATACACAGGATTTGCAGATGGTACAGAAGTAGATTCTATAGAAAACAGAGCAATATTCTTTGACTCTACAGAAAGACATCACTCAACATCTTGCTCTAATGCAAGTTTCAGATTGAACATGAACATCAATTATGTCTAGCATTCCAGTATTTTATATACCTTTCGGTGTATATTATTTGGAATCTGAATATGACTATACCGAACTGAAGAAAGACAAACGTTTTACAGAGGGTCATTCTGAAGTAATAAACAATTCTGGTATTAGTCATAAGTATTCACACTGTACTAACATACTGAATGATTACCCCAATCTAGCTAAAAAAATACTAGACTTGTTCCATACTTACATGCGTGAGGTAGGAATAACAACCAATTTTAGCTTGACTACTTCTTGGTTAGTTGAAGTAAACAAGGGTGACTTCATTCATACTCATAAACATAAGAACTGTGAGTTTAGTGGTGTTCTGTATTACGATGATGATTATACAGATCAAGCTCCCTTAGAGTTTGCTAACCCATTGTTTGATCTCACTTCATTTCACGATACTAACGCAAGGTACAATGGCTATACACATGATTGGCAACTACCTCCAGAGAAGAACTTAATAGTATTCTTTCCTAGTTATATAAACCACTATGGAAATAGAAATACTACTGATAAACCAAGACGATCACTGGCTTTTAACTTAGCACCATCAGGTAAGTATGGAGCAGGAGACTCAACTATGGATACACGATGGCTGAATTCTTAAGACACGAGCCATGCGAAGAGTGTGGCTCCTCAGATGCTAAAGCAATATATGATGACGGCAGTACATTTTGTTTTAGCTGTCAAACAGTAACTAGAGAAAACCAAACCACCCAAATGTCAAATGTACAATTCAAAGGAACAGCCCAACGGCTCACAAAAAGACGAATCAGTGAGGAGACCTGTCAGCACTACAAAGTATACAGAGATGGAGACCTTCTACGGTTCCCTTATTACAGCAGTGACAGAACACTTCAAGGGTTCAAAACAAAGACGAAACTAAAAGACTTTAAGTATGAAGGTACTACTACTGATACTTTGTTTGGTCAGTCTCTTATACCTTCTACTGGTAAACGCATCATGGTCTACGAAGGCGAGCTGGATGCACTATCGGGCTGGGAGGCTTACCCAAACTGGGCGCATGTCTCGCTTCCTCATGGAGCTGCTTCAGCTAAAAAGGACATACAAAAACAACTTCAGCTCTTTCAGGGTTATGAAGAGATTATCCTTTTCTTCGATAAAGACGAGCCGGGTCACTTGGCGACGGAAGCAGTGGCTGCGCTCTTACCGTCTGGGAAAGTTAAGATTGCTCATCTACCAGACCCGTATAAGGATGCGTCTGACGCACTGCAAAATAATGATGCTGAAGCGATTCGGAAAGCTATCTGGAATGCTTCGCCGTATCAGCCGGATGGAATAGTAGATGGTAAAAGTCTACTAGAATTAGTAACAAACCCTAGTCCACCATGTGACTTCGAGTACCCCTTTGCTGGATTGCAAAGACTAACCCATGGGTGCAGATATGGAGAACTCACTGTTATCAGTGCAGGCACAGGGCAGGGCAAGTCAACGCTGACAAGACAGTTAGCGACTCACTTCCTAAACTTAGGCGAGCGTGTGGGATACATTGCTCTGGAGGAGTCAAACAGGAGAACAGCTTTAGGTCTTATGTCTGTAGCTACTGGTAAAGCGTTACATCTTGGAGAACATACCAAGGAAACATTACAAGAAGCATATGACTACACGCTCAAAGACTGGAATCTCTTCCTTTATGACCACTTCGGCAGTGCTGACCCTGATATTATTTACAGTCGTATTGAATATATGGCACTCGCGCTCGAAACAAAAACAATCTTCCTCGACCACTTATCCATACTGATCTCAGGATTAGATGGAGACGAGAGAAAGATGATAGATAATACTATGACTAAGCTACGTAGTTTAGTTGAAAAGACAGGCATCAAACTATTCTTGGTGTCACACCTACGTAGGACACAGACAGACAAGAACCACGAAGAAGGAGCACGTGTAACTTTAGGACAACTGAGAGGTAGCGCAGCAATATCTCAGCTTGCCGATGAAGTTTGGGGACTCGAAAGAAACCAACAAACGGAAGCTGTAGATCAGACTATCCTACGTGTACTAAAGAATCGTTACTCCGGAGAGGTAGGTATTGCATGTCAATTAAAATACAACAAAGACACATGTAAATACGATGAAACTACGGACCCCATTTTCAATCCCAGTACAGACTTCTGAGATTGAACAACTCAAAAAACCAAACCCACCCAGTAAACAAGCAAAGAAGAGAGCTAAGTTCAGGGACAAAACCTATGTCGCAAAGCCAAATGCTCGTCTTTGATATAGAAACTAACGGACTATTACATGACGTTTCTGAGGTACATTGCCTTGCCATATACGACGCCCAAAAAGAGGAGACGTTCGTATTTAATAATCAACCTAGTAACACCTACCCAATCACGGAAGGTTTGCATTGGCTCACCGAAGCTGATGTTATTGTTGGTCACAATATTATTGGCTACGATCTACCTGTTCTTCGGAAAATTTATCCTTGGTTTAAGTATGACGGGACTGCTATTGATACTCTTGTGTTATCTAGGAGTTACCATCCAAACCTAATGGAGATTGATAAAAGAAGAAACGTACCCAGAATGCCACTTCAACTATATGGACGTCATAGCTTAGAAGCATATGGCTACAGATTAGGTGAATACAAAGGAGAGTTTGGAAAGACAAGTGACTGGCACGAATGGTCACAAGAAATGCAGGATTACTGCGTACAAGATGTTAAAGTTACCACCAAATTATGCGAACACTTCCGCCCTTACATGACGCGGATAGGTTAGAACACCGCGTCGCAGAGATACTAACAGAACAGGAAATACATGGATGGACATTTGACGAACAGAAAAGTCAGCAACTTGAGTCACATCTCAGAAGAGAGATGGAAGACCTTGTTGAAGTACTTCGGAGACAATTCCCTGTCGTTGGAGGAGCGTTGTTCACTCCTAAACGAGATAACTCTACACAAGGCTACAAAGCAGGAGCAGAGTTCCAACGACTAAAAGAGTTCAACCCCACATCACGAGACCATATAGCATGGATACTGACGACTCATTTCAAAGTCAAATTGAACAAGACCACAACGACTGGGAAACCAATTATCGACGAGATTACATTGACGGAGATAGATATTCCCTTCTCGAGAGCATGTGCGAAATGTTTGACGATAAAGAAGAAGCTTGGAATGATATCCGAAGGCGTGAACGCATGGAACAGGCTTGTTACGAGTGAAGGCAGGATACACCATAACTGCTCGGTTAGTACGAACACATTTAGATGTGCTCATCGTAAACCAAATCTCGCACAAGTTCCTGCGGATAAAGAATTTAGAGAACTATTTACAGCCAGCCCACGCATGGTAATGGTGGGTGCAGACTTAAGCGGAATCGAACTCCGCATGCTTGCACATTACCTTGGCAGATATGACGGAGGTCGATATGCCGACATATTACTCAATGATGATATACATCAAGTTAACGCTGATAAAATAGGAATCACCAGACGCCAAGTCAAGACTGTCACATATGCCTTCTTGTATGGTGC